TCTATTATCACATAATTAAAAAATATAAAATTAAAAATTTTTATATTAAATAGTTGGTATATAATCCCAACCCAAATCACTGCATATATTTCTCCAAACTTCATCTTGTTCAATCTTCTTTTGGTCTTTTAACATAGGAAAATGTTCGAGATATTGGGTTTCACCTAATAACTCGCAAAGTTTATAAAGAGTATAATAATAATTTAAAAAGTTAACACGACCACCAGGGCAATATTTAGAATAAGGAATTTGAATATCCATAAATAAATTACAAAGAATATCTTCTAATTTTGGAGTCATAACCGGTGGTTTTATACCAAGTTTGTCTTTAATAAAAGGTATGTGTTCATAATATTTGTTATATCCTAATTTTTTAAGAATTTCTTTTGTTTTTTTATTCGTTAATTGTTTAGAAGTAATACGTTCTTTCTTGATTTGATTTTGAATACGTTCAATAATTTCTTGTGGAATATCAGTAGATTCTTTTGCTTGAAACTGAGATAATATTTCTCTGAAATGATTAATGCGTTTGTAAGCATAAAAAGATATTTCCTTGGGAGGTTCTTTATATGATGGTTTATCATTATCAACTAAATATTTGTGATTGGTATAACAGTTATTACAAATAATAATACCTTCATGATTTGCTTTAATTAATTCACCTTTATTACATGTTTGACAAATAGATTTGTTATAAGAATAATTATTTAAATTAATAGCATCAAAACTATTTTTTTCTAAATATTTTTGAACACAATTATTTATAATATTTTCATAAGGTTTATCATCTTCTTTTATATTAAAGAAATTACTAACTTTCTTTTTAGGATTATTATTTTTGTCAATATTTTGTTTTGATTCATAATATTCAAATAAATATTTTGAATTTTCTAAAAAGTATATATCTACTTCCTTAGTAATCATTTGCAATTTTTGTTCTAATATATCAATTTGTTTTTTATGTTCTTCTTCATTTTTAGGATTTAATTGTTTTTTTAGTTCTTCTATTTTTAATTTTATTTTAGGAATAATTATGTCTTTTTTATGATGAAAAGACCTTATTTTTTTGTTATACAATGTATCTAACGTGGAATCAAACTTAGAACACATTATGTTAATAATATACTTTTATAAAATACTTTTATTTGATTTTTAATTACAATTAATTTAGTAAAAAAATATTTTTTTTTTCTTTTTGTATTGTATAAAATGGGAGGTGGATTAATGCAATTAGTTGCTTATGGCGCACAAGATGTATACCTTACTGGTAATCCACAGATTACCTTTTGGAAGGTAACTTATAGAAGACATACTAACTATGCGATGGAATCAATTGAGCAAACCTTCAACGGTCAATCGGACTTTGGACGTAAAGTAACCTGCACAATTTCTAGAAATGGAGACCTTGCTTATCGCACTTACCTTCAAGTAACTCTTCCTGAGATTAACCAAAATATGAAGAATTCGGGAGATGGTGATGTATATGCTCGTTGGTTAGATTTCCCAGGTCATCAGCTTATCAGTGATGTAACTGTTGAGATTGGTGGTCAGCAAATCGATAAGCAATACGGCGACTGGATGCACATTTGGACTCAGCTCACCATGGATGCTAACCATGAGCGTGGTTATCACAAGATGATTGGCCACACCACTCAGCTTACTTTCTTAACTGACCCAACCTTTGCTGATGTTGATGGTCCATGTGATTCCAGTGCTCCTCGCCAGGTATGTGCTCCAAGAAAGGCTCTTCCAGAGACCACTCTTTACATTCCACTTCAATTCTGGTTCTGCAATAATCCAGGTCTTGCTCTTCCTCTTATTGCTCTTCAATACCACGAGGTCAAGATTAACATCAATCTTCGCTCGATTGATGAGTGCCTCTTTGCTGTTTCTAGTCTTGCAACCAGTGGAACTGGTGACAAGAAGGTAACCAGTGCTTATGCTCAATCTCTTGTATCTGCTTCTCTCTACGTAGATTACATCTACCTTGACACTGATGAGCGCAGACGTATGGCCCAGAACCCACACGAGTACCTCATTGAGCAGCTTCAATTCAGTGGTGCTGAGTCTGTTGGATCATCATCCAACAAGATTCGCCTCAACTTCAACCATCCTTGCAAGGAGATTATCTGGACTGTACAACCAGATTGCAATGTTGATTATTGCTCTTCTACTACTGGTGGTACTCTTCTCTACAAGGCTCTTGGTGCTCAGCCATTCAACTACACTGACGCGATTGATGCTCTTCCAAATACTATTAAGGCATTTGGTTCTGATATGGCTGTCAATAATGCTGACCAATTCATTAATGCTAGTGGTATGTTCCAGGCTGCTGGTGCAGAGGGTCTCTCTTCCACTGGTCTCAGCACTGGCGAAGATTTTGCCTGGGAAGGCCAGAATGCCAATACCTGGCAATCCACTGTATCTGATGCTGGTACTTTCGTTCTTGCTGAGACCTCTCTCCTCATGCACTGCTGGGGTGAGAATCCAGTTGTCACTGCCAAGCTCCAACTCAACGGCCAAGATCGCTTCTCTGAGCGTGAGGGTACCTACTTCGACCAGGTACAACCATGGCAGCACCACACCCGTTCCCCAGACACTGGTATCAATCTTTACTCCTTCGCTCTTCGCCCAGAAGACCACCAGCCATCGGGAACCTGCAACTTCTCGCGCATTGACAATGCGACCCTTCAACTCGTACTCTCGAATGCTACCGTCAGCGGCACTAACACCGCGAAGGTAAGAGTATATGCTCGTAATTACAATGTCCTCCGCATCCTCAGCGGAATGGGCGGCCTTGGCTATAGCTGAATTTTAACTATGACAAGGGCAGAAAAACAGCGTGCTATAACAATTGTAACCTCTGTTATAGATAAACCACTTAGACCGTTACAAAAAGTTCGCCCAGGTCAGCTGTTAGTAGTGTTGCCAACACTGCGACATATCTTGTTGTTCGGGAAACCCCTTAGAGCTTTTTCTACTAAGGATAATTGCGAAAGCGTTATCTGGCCAAGAGTAATGAACTTGGGTATAGTAATAATGAAAAAGATTGGGCAATCCGCATGCTTACTACCTAATGATGATATGATAGTCAACGGTAGGGCGTCAGAGACTGAACGGATATGGGTCGATGAAGAAGGTTTAATCAACCGGAGTCGGCTTAAGATACAGTCCATCCCTTTATGGAAACATAGAGGTACAAGAGTGCATATTCCAATTAAAATATATGCTAACGCTACACAAGTAAATAATAAAACCAGAAATATAATATTAAATAATACTATTGATAAAAATATTAAGATTATTAATAATGATAAGATTATTAATAATTAAAAAAATTGAATGTTAATAAATTAAGTATAAAATATTTAAAACTCTTTATTTCGAATGAATATTCTAACAAAAATTAGAATAATGATAAATGATGATGCTGAAAATCAACCAGAAATAGGACATCAATATTATTTAATATATATTAAAGGCGATGATTTATCAGAATGTTTGGGTAATGAGTGTAGTTCACAATTTTATATATGTGAAAATAAAAAACTTATTGGACAAATAAAACTTCCCTTCAATGATTCTATAATTAAACATAAATTAAATAATATTGAATTATCGACTGTTGTTAAAATTGGTATGTTTGAAGTAAAAAAAATAATTTTATGGGGTAAAAATAAAAGCAAATTTAGTATTCATGGGATACCTATATTTACAGATTTATTATTTGATGAAGATACAGTAAAAATTCAAGAAGATATAAATGAACTTATAAAAAAATATAACTGGAAATTAGAAAGATAATTTATAATAATTGAAAATTTATAATATATTTATTCAATATTATTTTTCTTGTTTTCTCTCATTTGCAAGTTCCATAGAACGTTGTTTCTTATAATCTTCATCATTATATTTTTCAATTAATTTCTTCTTATTATCTTCACTTCTTTTTAATTTATTTTCTTCTTTTTGTTCCTTAGTTAGTTTATTTCCTTTTACTATAAAATTTGTATTTGATTCCGGGTTTTCTAATGTTGGATTCATAATAGAATTTTTAATAAGATGATTATAAATTTCAAAACATTTATCCATAAAATCATTATAATTTAAATTCTTTTTCATGTAATTACAAGTTCCACAACAAGGACGAATATTATCATAAATATAACCAACAGAACTATCATATCTATCTAATCCATTATGATGTTTATCTGTATTTTCTTTACCACATAAATAACAATTATTTAAAGTTACATTATTATAAATATCTTCATCAATTTCAAAAGTTAATTCTTTATTATTAGCACGACTAACATAATTATTATAAGCTGGATTATAATTATGAAACACTTTTGGAAATAAGTTTCCATCAATTAATTTATTATAACTAAGAATATGTTCTACAATATTTTTAAATACATCTAAGGATAAACACCCTTTCATCATATTACACATTTTACAAGAACTTACACAATTGGATGAAATATAACCAACTTTGGAATCAATTCGGTCAATTCCATTAAAACCTTTATCTTGAATTACTCCACAATAATGACATGTAGTTTTCACTAATTCTGTAAAATATTCAAGCTCTAATTCAAAATGAAGTTGTTTAGTTAAAGCACTTTTTTTATAAGTTTGAAAACTATAATTAATATTATTTCTTCTTTCTTGATTATATTCAATAACTTTATCTGTGTTTTGTTCTCTCCATTTCTTTTGATTTTCAGAATTATGTTTTAGATATTTTTCTAAATCATCATTCATTTTACGTTGTCTATAATTCATCCAATAGGTTACAACTTTATCATAATTATTTTCATTCCAATTTCTTTTTACTTCTTTTCTTTCTGGTTTCTTTGAATTTTCTCTTGCTAATTCATTCACGTGTGCCTTATCTCTCTTCTCGTCAGCAATCTTAAAAGCATCACGACAAATTTTACAAGTTTTAGTCTCACCATTTAAACCAACATACATATCAATCGTAAATGATTTACAACAAACTGAACAGGTTTTCATACCTTCAATACGTGGTTCTTCGGCAGCTGCGCCACGAGTTGCATGGTCATATTCACGTTCTTTCTCACGACATTCATCACAACGTTTAAATTTATAATTTTTTGGTAGAGGATTACGACAATTTTTAAATTTATAATTAGAACAAGGATTCATACCTTGCTTTTCGGTTTCTTCCAGATAATATTCAAGTTGATGTTTTCCACAATAATTATTTTCATCACTCTTTTTAAATTTACAACCTTCCTTTAAACATTTTACTACATTTTCACGAGATTCTTTGCGATTTTCTTGACCACGAGAACGGCATTTTTCACAAGTATTATAATCACCAAGATAATACATTTTTTTACAATTACTACAAGATTTAATTTTTTCTAACATTTCTGGTGTATAGTCAATCATATATTCATGATAACGACAAAATCTATCTTTTGTTGCACTATTTCTGCACGGGTTATTATTTCTGTCTTTTGCTAAACACTTTGTCATTTTTATTTTTATAATGGATGATTGTAAAAATAAAAATAAATCAATTTTATTTAAATAATAAGTTATTAAATATAATAAATGTCAAAAATATTAATAGAATCAACAAATCAATTTACAGAAGGATTATTTGGAGAAATCTTTTTATGGATATTCGAAATATTACCTATATTAGATAAAGCCAACATAGATATTAATCAATTATATTGGAGTATAACAACAAAAAGTTATGGTTCTATATTTCCAGAAATATTAGATTATGTTAATAATGATAAAAATATAAAACAAAAAATAGATTCAATAATAAATTTTTATGAATTAAAAAAAATAAGACCACAATATGTATTAGGTGATGATTTTGTAAATTTAAATAAATTATTTTTTAAATTTTTTAAAATACCAGAAAATCTAAATAAAATAGCAGATTCATTTAATCTAAATGGATACTTAGGGTTACATTTTAGAGGTACAGATAAAACAACTGATAATAATTTTAATTCACCACTAACAAAAGATAAATTTTATATCATAATAGATTCTTATATTAAAACACATCATATTAAAAATATATTTATAGCAACAGACGAAAATGATGTATTTGATTATTTTGTAAATAAATACAAAGATATAAATTTCAAGAGTTCAAGAAGTTTTGATGGTAATTTATTTTGGAGAAATAATGAGGACCCACAATTAAATGCAAAAATGGCAATGATAGATATGTTATGTTTATCTAAATGTGAAACAGTTTTAAAGGTTTCATCTGCATTATCATCATTCTCAAAAATAGTAAATCCATTATTAAAAATATATAGATTAAATGGATTAAAAATGTGTCACGATATACCTTATTTTCCTGATGCATATATACCTTTATTACCATTAAATAATAATTATACAGATGAATGTAATAATATAATTACAGAAGTTCAAAAACATGATTGGACAATACAATACCCTGTTTTAAAGAGCACATACAATAATTTTTATATAAAACCAAGATAAATTTAATCTTTAATGATATTATTTTTATTTTCATTTATAAATTCATAAGCATCATTTAAGTTGTAAACAAATTTGAGTGGTTTTTTTGTTTTATAGAATCGTTTTACAATAGCAAATAAAACATCAATAATAGAACCTGAACATGTATAAACAGAGCTTGAAATTAATCTCTCTTCTAATAATAGGGCATAACTTTCTAATAAATTAACAAACTCTTGAATTTGACTCATAGGTAAAATTCCAACTTTTCTAACATCCATAACAAATGCAAAATTTTCGTTATTCATTTTTAATTCATCGAGATTGTCTTTAATATCACCCATAGTACATTTCCATTGAAAAGATGTAGGAACATCATTGTTAATAGTTAAAAAAAAAATAGTGATATCATCTTTTTTAAATTTTTCAATAGTTACAAATTTATTTAGATTCATTTAAAAAAATTAATATTTAATATTTAAATACTTTTTTTAAAGTTTTAAAAGAATAAATTGTTCATATTTGTAGCTTCAATATTATTCTCTTTCAAGAATAATTTCTTGATAAGAGAATTATCACGAAATCTAAATGTAAATGTCTTGTTCTTTTCCTTTCTACCAACACGACCAATTGCCTGAATAATTTTCTCTTGGGTCATATTAAGTAAATCATCTGACAAATAAGCATGACAGAATTGGTAGTTAGTACCATAAATGTAATCACTACTAGCAATAATAACCCCTAACTTTTTATTTTCAGCTAATTCTTTCATAATATCATTATAGTCATTAGCAGTTGGATTAAATACACCAATACCAAGCAATAATAGAATTTTATAAGATAGACGTACATCTAATAACATAATTTTTTTTACATAATCTTCATCAATATTACTGGAAAATGCATGAGATGTTTCATAATCTAAATCTTTGGGAGCCCATTTTTTGAAATGTTCACGATTATTAGGAATATAAATTGGACGTAATTGAATAACCTTTAATTTTTTTTCAAGACTGGATAATTCCTTTAATAGAGAGAATACTTCTGGGTTTGCCTTTTCATCTTTTTCTTTCATTTTGGTAATTGTATGTTCATCATCTTTTACTTTGGATGCAGTTTTATCTTCAATTGATTTATTGATTTTTGTAATTTTATCTGTAATTGTATTATTATATTCAATCTTCATTTCTAATTCTTTGTAATCTTCATCTTTGATACCACTATTTTCCAGATAATAAACCATCCATTTAACGGGGTCTTCACATAAATAAATGGTTGGTCCATGAGTTAATGTATAACTAGATGATGTACAAATTTCAATTCCGACATTTAACTGTTTCTTTTCATTTTTATTGTATTCTTGAATAAATGATGACCATTTATCAGAATCAAACTCTTCAATTACCTTGTAATAATACATACGAATTTTTTGAGAATTTACAGAACTTAACAACGAGAATGCATTAAGAATACTTTCCATTGTAGTTGCTTTTAAAATAAACATAGCACATTCTGTTAAACTCAGAAATTTCATGTGACTTTTACCATGAACTTTAATAAATTCTACAATTTCTGAATGAGTTTCAAACAAGTTATGAGGCATTACGATATGTCCATTTGTATCGGTTAGTGTAATATTTGTAGTTTCGTCTAATGTTTCAATATAATAATGTTCTGCTGTAAACTGGTCAGTTGTAAATTTTTGTGTATATTTTTGAATTACATCTTTTAAATCTGTCTCGTTTGGTAAAGTAGCCGAAGATAAAATTACATTTGGAATTGTATTAATTTCCCATATTTGGCGAATATCTTGATGTAATGAATGTGTTTCGTAATCCATGGTAATGGTGGGTTCATCCCAGAAAATGACAATATCCTCTTTTTTAAAGAAAGATAGCATATAAAGAGAAGCTACTTCAAATGATTGAATATCACAAATCATCATTTCAACATTTCTACCATCACTATGCACTGGACGTTTTCTACCTTTAATTTCATTATAAGAGCGAATAGCAGAGAAATGTAAACGTACATCATCTGGTGTAATACATCCAAATGCAAACCCGATTTTACTACCTACATTAATTGAACTTTTTGCTAGACTTAGTCCAATATGACGCGATGCACAAATAAAGATAACTTTATATTTAGTTGCAAGACCAATTGGTGTTAGAGTTTTACCAGAACTTGTTGGTGCGCGATAAAAGATGAGTTTAGGATTATTGGTTTGCATAAGAGTATAAATTTGTTTTTGATGTTCGTATAATTCAAATGGTTTATAGTTGTAAATATTATTGTTTTCAATAAAATCATATGTATTTTGAATAAAATGAATGACATTCATTTTTGAACGATTCTTGCTAAGAAATACAATTACAAATTGAAGAATATATTTATTAATATTATAGATGCTAAGTAAATATTCAATATTGTAAAAGTAAAGTTCCTTTTTATTGTTTTTATCTTTTACAAATTCTTTCATAAAAGATAAAATAGTATATTCTACGGAAGATTCCACTAAATTTTGATTCGAATTAAGTCGAATGCAATCTGCCTTGTTCAAAACTTTTTTAGGTTTATCTAAGATAACATTTGTCATATTGTATTTTTTAACAAATCCATCAATAATATCTTTTAAAAGATTTACAAAGATATAATAATCCTTATCTGGATGGTCTAACTTTAAAATGGTTCCAATCGTAAAATTGGTATGTAACATTATATTAATATCATTAAATCCACTTTTAATTAATTTGAGAATACTTAACTCTTTACTATCAACTGTATTCTCCATGCTTTCCCATTCATATTTGGACAGTTTAGACTGCTGGAATTCATTTAAAACAACAGAAGCCATTTGATATTAGTCAATTGATACAATAATTATAGGTCAATATTTTTTATTCAATTTTTTAAGGAAGTTAAATTTACCCTCCTTTAAAAGGAATATTGGAACCGCATGTTTATGATATTACTGTGAATAAATTAATGGGTCATTTGTAGTACCAATTGTCATAAAATTACTTGTTCCATAAATATCTTGTAATAAAGCCCATTCAAATAATCCTCCAAAATAAATAAATACATTTGTAAAACCAAGCTTTTTTAAATTATTATATTTATGAATGACAGACATATCAGAATAATTTCTACCATAAATAATAATTTCTTGATTTTTATTTTTCTTTAAAATAGAATTAATGTGGTCAGCTTCTTTACTAGCAGATAATGTTCCATAAATTAAATAAGATTGTTCATTATCAGATAATGTACTAATAATAATTATATCATTTGATTTATATTTTTTTTGTATTTCTTTAAAGTTATATGTTTTAAAAGAAGAATATATATTACCCATTCTAAAATAAAATATATATATTCTTTAATTAAAAAGAAGCAAATTTAATAACAACATCAAAATTTTCTCTCTTTAAACATTTTGAAGCAGAAACTGACAATTCCTCTCGTTTTTTTCTAGATGTATTAATATTTGGTACAGAATCATTGTGTTTATTTTTTTTTACCTTTTTAACATTATTTCTATTTCTAGATATACTGTTATTTGAATTCATGTCTTTTAAAATAGACTCATAATTAGTTTCAATATATTCAATAATATTATTTTCAATAGCCCATTTAAAAAAATTTAATTGTCCAATTGTAGTTTCAATACTGTAATCATCGTTGATTGGCATGCGAATTCTCTCCCATCTACAAAAAGGATCAAATCTTCTTTTAGAATAAGCTTTTAACTTTAATTTATAATCAATATAGACCTTAAAACGACTATTGTTTTCAGTAGAGTATGTGGTTGAATTTTTTTTAGCATAATTTGTAGAAAACCAATCTACAATTCTTAGAGAAATCTTCTCTTCTTTTCCATTAATAATTTTCAACATTTTCTCTAAATTATCATTTTTGTTATAAAATTCCTTTAACTTAAATAATAATAATTCATTTTGGGATTTCATTGTAGTTAACTATTTATTTTTTTTAAGTATTTTTATTAAATTTATATAATTCATTATATTATTAAAATATATCAGTAACTACCGATATTTTAATAAAAAATTTATTTATGTATTATATAATGAAATTAATAAATAGTCAAAATAGAAGAAACACAAATAAACAGATGAAGTTAATAAACAATAAAATTACAAATAAATCATCTATCAAAAAATGTGAAGAATTTTGTGAAAATGATTATATTAAAGAAACAGATAGAATATTTGAAAATATTATGAAAAAATATAAATTACCTGTTAAAAAAAGGTCATCTAAGAACGAAAAAGATATGAAATATATTAAGATGATGCAATGTAAAAAATATTTTTGTAACCCAACTTGCGAAGGTTATAACTTTTTAGGAAATAAAAAAAAAGCAAATAGTTATCGAAAAAAAATAAAGGATGGATTTACAAAAAAATATACTAAGAAAATGATAGATGAATTTAAGAAAAAAGGCGCTTTATCGGGTTGCATCAATTTATCAGGTAATTATAATGTATTTCATAAATAATTCATTCATCTTCTAATTTTTTCAATATAAGATTCTTACCTTGTTTAAAATAGACATGATTATCCGTTCTTCTCTGTAAATTACATTTTAAACAAGATATACATGTATTATCTGCATAATGACCTTTATTATTATCAAATCTTTCTAATGTCCATTGTGATGTTTGTTTTCTCTTGTTATAAACAATATACAATTCGCAATTACAATAATAACATTTTAATTTACACTCATATAATTTATGAATAATTTCATCAAATGTAATATGTTTATCTGTATCAAACTTAGATTTAAGTTTATCTTGACTTTTATAAGCACTGTGTTTTTTTCTAATTTCCCTTAACATATCTTTTATATTTTCATTCATATTTTCATCTAAATTATCATTTTTATAAATTTTTTCTAGTATATCTATTTGATTAAAACTAATATCATGAATAATTGTTTTTACAGATGAATCTTTAATAACTATGCATTTCATATAAAGAATTTACATATATTTATTTATATAATATAAACAAAATGGAAGAACCTCAACCATGCAAGGAGTATAACAGTTTGAAATATAGAAGTATGATTACAAAAGGTTCAAATATAGAATCGAGTACACAAACATTAACAGAGGATAATCTAAATGATTTTTTAAATAGAGACATCGAACAAAATAGAAAAAATATATGGACTAAACTTTCTAAGACAGAAAAATATAAAAGAATAAAAGAATATATTGATAATAAATTAACATCTCAATACCAATTAGATATAAATGATAAAAATGGTGCATTAAAATTTTTTAATTTATTATTAGAAAGAAAGAAACTAAGTAAGACAAATGAATTAACATATAATAAAGAAGAACATTTTATAGAACAAATAAATGGACTTATATTTAATCCAATAACTCGTAAATTTTCAATTGTAAATGATGTAAAAGCAAATAAAACAACTAAGAAAATTAAATCAGTAAAAGAATAATATTTTATATATTATAGCATTATTTAATTATTCACAACATTATTATTTACCACAACCTAAATACAGGATACTAAATTGTTAAAAAACTAGTGTATTCGTACATTTACATATAAATCATTAAAACAAATTATATATAACTTACACCGTTATAACTAAACAATAATATAATAATTTAAACATTGTTTATATTAATAAATAATAAACAATATGGAAGAAAAGATTATTGATTTTTTAAATAAAAATCCAAATTTATTTATAGAACCAAAATTTATAAATAAATTATATCAATCTGATTTTGATAAGGAAGAGTTTAATAATAATATATTATTATGGTTAACTAAACATGATAAACTTCGTAGTGAACCTAGTTATAAATATTCAGATAAATTAAATTTAGAATTAAAAATTAAATATTTACAAGAATTACCTCAACCAGTTCAAAGAACACCTGAATGGTTTGATTTAAGACATAATCATTTAACTGGAACTAGTATATCAAATATATTTGATACACAATCTTCACTAAATAGATTAATTTTTGAAAAATGTAAACCAATAGATGTATCAAAATATAAGCCATCATTATCAGAAAATAGTATGACATGGGGTCATAAATATGAACAATTATCATGTATGTTATATGAAAAATATAATAACACTAAAATAAGTGATTTTGGATGTATTAAACATTCAACTATTGATTTTTTGGCGGCATCACCAGATGGAATAGTAACAGGTGAAAATAATTATGGAAGAATGATAGAAATTAAAAATGTAGTCTCTCGTGTAATTGATGGAATTCCTATTAAAGATTATTATATTCAGATGCAGATTCAAATGGAAGTATGTGATTTAAATGAATGTGATTTTATAGAAACAAAATTTACAGAATTAAATAATAGAGAAGAATATGAAAATGAGAAAGAATTAGAAAAAGGTATTATTATAGTATTTGTTAAAAATTGTGAAGAATATATTTATGAGTATATGCCATTAAAAATGGAAGATTATGAAAAATGGATTGATGATATATTAGAAAAATATGAAAATGTAGAAGGATTAGAATGGTTTAAATATATTTATTGGAAATTAGATATATATTCTTGTGTATTAGTAAAAAGAAGAAGAGAATGGTTTAATTATGCTTTAAGTAAAATTAAACAAACATGGGATATTATTCAATATGAAAAATATACAGAAGAATATTTAAAAAGAGCTCCAAAGAAAAGAGAAAAAAAACAACAATCAGAAGATATGAGTTTATCAGATTTGGAAACTATTTCTGGTGATATTATACCATTAACAACTAAATGTTTAGTTAAAAATATATAGAGAAACTCTACTATATTATGATATAGTCTTATAAGAACATGACAGAAGAAACGCTTCAACTAAGTGTAATTAAGAGAAATGGCGTAATTGAGGATTTATCGTATGATAAAATTGTACAGAGAATCAAGCAATTATGTTATGACGATTTAGATATTCAGTGTAGTAGTTTGGTCATGAAAATTATTAATCAATTACATCATAATATTCCAACAACTAAAATCGATGAATTAATTGCAGAACAATGTGCTTCTATGGGAGTTCATCATTTTGATTATTCTACATTAGCAAGTAGAATTATTATTTCAAATCATCAAAAAGAAGTTGACCAGTCTATTTTAACATTTGTAAATAGAGTATATGAAATGAATAATAATTATTTATCTGATAAATATTATAATTTTATTTTAAAACATCATGAATATCTAGATTCAATTATGGACCATTCAAGAGATTATTTTATTGATTATTTTGGATTTAAGACACTAGAACGCGCATATTTAATTAGAATGAATGATAAGGTAGTAGAGAGAATTCAACATTTATGGTTAAGAGTTGCGATTCAAATTCATGATGAAGATTTAGATAAGGTAAAAGAAACATATGATTCTCTCAGTTTAAAAGAATATATTCATGCAACTCCTACTTTATTTAATTCTGGTACAAAAAGACCTCAATTAAGTTCATGTTTTTTAATGGCTATGGAAGATGATAGTATTAATGGTATTTTCAATACATTAACTGAATGTGCAAATATTTCTAAATGGGCAGGTGGAATTGGATTACATGTCCATAATATTCGTTCAGAAGGTAGTCATATTTCTGGAACAAATGGTAAATCAAATGGAATTGTACCTATGTTACGTGTATTTAATAATACAGCAAGATATGTTGACCAAGGAGGTGGAAAGAGAAATGGTAGTTTTGCAATCTATTTAGAACCATGGCATGGTGATATTGAAAATTTTCTAGATTTGAGAAAAAATCATGGTGATGAAGAATTAAGAGCAAGAGATTTATTTTATGCTTTGTGGATTCCAGATTTGTTTATGGAAAAAGTAGAAAAAAATGAAGAATGGTATTTAATGTGTCCAAACATTTCCAAAGGATTATCCGATGTTTATGGTGATGAATTTAAAGAATTATATAATAATTATGTTTCAGAGAATAAATATATTAAAAAAGTAAATGCACGAGAATTATGGTTTAAAATTTTAGATAGTCAAATGGAAACCGGCACACCATATATGTTATATAAAGACGCTTGTAATAAAAAATCAAACCAAAAAAATCTTGGTGTGATTAAATCTTCTAATTTGTGTTGTGAAATTGTAGAATATAGCGATGCAAATGAAACTGCTGTTTGTAATTTAGCAAGTATTTCTTTATCTGCAATGGTGTCAAATAAATTGTTTGATTATGATAAATTATATAGAGTTACTAAACAGTTAACTATTAATTTGAATAAGTTAATTGATGTAAATTATTATCCAACTAATAAAACACAAGTTAGTAATAATAAACATCGTCCAATTGGAATTGGTGTCCAAGGACTTGCTGATACATTTTCTTTATTAAATATTCCTTTTGAATCAAAAGAAGCAAAAGAAGTTAACACTAATATTTTTGAAACTATCTATTACGCATCACTAGAACAAAGTATGGAATTATCAAAAAAAAATGGTCCATATTCAAGTTTTAATGGTTCGCCATTATCAGAAGGTAAATTTCAATTTAATTTATGGAATAAATCACAAAGTACTCGTTATAATTGGGATTTACTAAGAGAAGAAATTATGAAGCATGGAGTAAGAAATTCGCTCTGTGTTGCTCCAATGCCAACTGCATCAACTAGTCAGATTCTAGGTAATAATGAATGTTTTGAACCCTTTACAAGTAATGTTTATACGAGAAGAACATTGGCGGGAGAATTTATGGTAGTAAATCGTTATTTAATGAAAGAATTAATTGATTTAGGAATTTGGAATGTAAAGATTAAAGATAAGATTATTGAACATAAAGGTTCAGTTCAACATATTGTTGAAATTCCAAATCATATTAAACAGAAATATAAGATTGTATGGGAGATTCCTATGAAACATATTATTGATATGGCAAAAGATAGAGGACAATATATTTGTCAAAGTCAATCTATGAATTTATGGATTGAAGAACCAAATTATAAAATTCTAACTGCTATGCATTTATATTCTTGGAAGGCTGGATTAAAAACAGGAATGTATTATTTAAGAAGAAAAGCAAAACATCAAGCACAACAATTTACAATTATTCCAGAAAATAAAACAAATGAAGAATGTTTAAATTGTTCTGCCTAATTATTATAATCTTTTATAGATTCGTTTGGAGGATTATTAAAATTTCTAAGTCTAATGTTTTTATTAATTATATTATTTGGTTTATTTATTACAGTATTTTGAATATTATTTTTTTCTAAAATATTATTTGAAATACTCGTTTCATTTATACTATTTTCAAGAACATTCATATCATAAAAATCTGGGCTATCTGGTTCTGTTATTTTACTTAGATTATTTTTATTATTTAATTTATTTAAATCAATTGTAGAATTATTTATATTATTATCAACATTTGGATTACTTAATAACATCTCATTTTCTTCATCATTAATTATATTTTCTGAATTATTTATGTTTTTTGAAATACTAGTATTATCATTCTTTGTATCATTATCTGTATTATTCACTATATTATTATTATCTGTATTATTTTTTTTGGTTTGGTTTAAAACAAAGGTTTTCTTTTTAGTTTTTCCTTCAAAAATAATAATTCTACCTTTTCTATCAATTTGTCCAACTGATACAGATGATTCATTACTTTCAAATAAATGACCTTTTTTTACATAATATTTTTTGTTATTCATAATAAAATAATTTTGTAATGTTTCTATTTCTTCTTCTACTTCCTTTATTAATTTTGAAACATCTCTTATTTTTTTAGTTAGTTTCATATACATATAAATATATTTAAAAAAAAATATGAAATACATATTATAGAATGAAATATTTTAGATTAGGTATGAGTGAGTCATCGCTTTTATTTATGTATTATATAGAAAAACATAATGTTGGTTATGATGAAATAATTTTAAAATATTATAGAAATAATTTATTAAATTGGTTATATTCAACTTCTGGATTTTTTGATATAACAATAAAAGGTAATTATTTTAATTTTAGTAGTGAATATTATAATATAATTCATTCTACAACATATAATATCTACTTTGAGAATTTATTAAATTATATAAAAAATACAGAATTTACATCTTTTTATTTTAAATGTCATAATTTAACAAAAATAATACATTATTTACCAGATTTTTTTAAATATATTAATAAAGAAAATCTAACACAAAATGAGAATAATACCTATATTATTAAAAATATAATAGAAGATAATCTGAATAATAAAAGAGTATTATTAATTCATAATTTATCTGAGTTGATGATAAAACAATATTATGATGGTAATATAAAAAAAATAAATTCATCTTTTCCAAATTTTAAATATATTATACCTTATAAAATAGGATATACCTTTTTAAATAATTATTTACATATTGATTTTCATAAAAATATAATAGAAAGAGTAAAAAGTTTATGTGTAGAATTAAGAATATGCATTTATTATAATAAAATAGATTTTGTAATTATTTCATGTGGTGCTTATTCCTCTCTTTTAGCACAAGAATTAGTTGAATCAATAGATTATTGTTTAATTGGAAGAGAGATAGAAAAAGAATTTGGAATTATTACAAATAGTAATAAAGCATTAATAGAAGATACTAAATATTATGTAACTGTTCCAGATGAATTAAAACCTCCAGGTCATGAAATAATAGAGAATAGTTGTTATTGGTGAATTCTTTTTTCTACTTTATTTTATATGAAGTTAAATTATATATTTTTGTTATTAGGACTAATAATATTTTCATGTTTGATGTTTTCTGTGTTTTCCAATAAAGAAGGATATTCTAATAATTATGATGATTCAGATTTATTTGCTACAACTGAGACCCCAGTACCTGGATGTAATGATACAGACAGTAATGTTCCTCCTTGTTATAATAGTATTCAACAAAATTATAATGATTTTACTTCTGATTTTTTAAAAGATGATAAATATATATTAAAGACTCAAATTGTAACACCAGTATGCCCATCTAATCCATATACACCATTTAACAATGATACTAGTAATTCTGTTTTATCAAACAATGATTCAAATTATAATCAATTGGTATCTGATTTTTTAAAGTCATATAATACACAAGATATTAGTAATAATTTACAACCAAGAGATGGGTCATTTAATATTTTTAATAATATAACAAATACAACTTATAAAACAGATAATATAAGTCCAGGGTCTGAACCAAAAGTGGACCCAACCTCTGTTTCAAATTGGATGTTAAATAATCCTTTAACAACAAATGCAAATAATACACCATTAGAGGAATCACAATTTAAAAATGAAACACCAGAAGCAGTTAGTAATGTATCAAATTCTAAAAGTCAACCATCTACCATAGAAGAATCCAATAGTACTTGTCCTCCATGTCCATCTTGTGAGAGATGTCCTGAACCAATTGTAGAATGTAAAAGAGTAATTAATTATAGAAATCCAAATGCAATGTCAAATATACCTGTTCCAGTAATAGATGATTTTAGTAATTTCACAAAATGAAAAAAAAATATTTATAACATTATATAAGTGCTATGAATCTTTGGAAGATGTTTTGATAATTATCTTGAATTTATATAAGATTTTTGTCAGAATAACATATAAATTCAGTCTAATTAAATTAGGAAGAAAAATAAATAAATTGAAAAAATATATAAATCTAATAAATATGATAATAAAAAAATATAGAATTGTTAAACCAACCGTAAACAAAAGTAAATAAGTTATAATTACATAATACAATTAAATGATAATTTAAATATTTATAATCAAGTGAAGCAGAAATTTTTGATTATGTAATAGACAACTTAAAAGAAGTTAAGTTATCTATTCAGGATTAATTTAAATATATTGAATTATATTCTTTGTATACGTTTTTTCTTACATGTTTCATCCATTTGAAATGTTTTACATTTTTTAGTTTGTGGAACAATTTTTAATACACACTTTGCTTTCTCTCCATAAAGAGATTCGGTACAACCTTTTTCTATTTTTGGTATAACTTTATTTGTACATCTTGCACGAAAATGTTCATATCTTTCTCTAATATTTTCATAAGTAAGTCCTGATGTTTTTCCTAACATTTTATTTACAGCTTCATGAAGGTTATAAATATAATTAGAGAAGGTTTCTCGGCTTTTCATATGAATCATTTTTAAAGGATTTTGTTTTAGATTTTTAGTAAGATTAATTCTACAATATTTACAAGGTAATATATTTTTTAAACTTATAACAAAGTTTCTGTAATTTACCTTTTGTTCATTTGTTGGTTCAACTGGATAATTAAAACTCATTGTATGTAAAAAATGCCACATACCTGGCCCCCATACAGTAGTAAGCATACCATCTCCACTTTTATAATCATTATCTGTGTATGTTTTTTTTAATATTTTACGTGTTTTCATATATAAATATTAAGAAAATAAATTATATTTATAAAATATGGAGCTTGTATACGCAAATAATATATTTATAATTGCATTACTATTGACATTAATGAATATTTATTTTAAAAAATCAATTTATTTATTATTAAGTATTGTTTTATATTTTACATATATAGTTATTATATTAAATAAAGAAATCTCAAAACTCAATATTATAAATACAATATTTTTAGGATTGTTAATGTTTTTTTTAATAAAACAAATGTTTAAATAAATTATTTTTTTAATAAATTATGTATGTTATTATTTTTAAATTTATATTTATTAAATTGAATACGAATTAGTTCTTC